AATCAATCTACTAATAGGAAGAAAATGTGTATTGAAGAAGACGAGTATATAGGAGAAGTTACAGGACAAGCAACTGCTAACTTTGCCACAACCACTTATCCAATTAATATTGGACAAGCAGGAACCTTCCCATGGGCTTCCGGTGTTGTGAAGAATAATTTTGAGAAGTATAAATTTACTTATCTTGAATTTTATTTTAAACGTGAAGTTTCAGAGTTCGCCACTGCGGGAACAACTGGAAAAATCATGTTGTCTGTTGATTTTGATGCGGCGGATGGACCTCCAACCACAAAACAACAAGTTGAGGACACGGATCCTCATTCTGATGGTATGCCATCTGAAAATATTCGGTTGATCGTTTCACCGAAGTACTTGAACAAAATGAACGATGGTCATTATATTCGTCCAGCTGGTTTACCAGGTGGTGCAGATATAAAGACTTATGATGTTGGAAATTTATTTGTTTCAACACAGGGTTTAACAAGTCCCTCAACGAGCATTGGTGAACTCCATGTTCGTTATAAATGTGAAGTTTATATTCCAGTTTTGGAAGCGTCTGTTGGTCCACCGATGAATAATCAAGTGGCAGCCTTTCAATCAACTAGTTCACAAGCGTTAACTAGTGGAGTAGCACAGGCTATATTCCCTGCAACACAAATCACTAATGGTTTGGCTGTTGCGAATGTAGCTGGTACTTTTACTTTACCAACTGGAAATTATTTAGTAAGTGGAGAAATTACAGTCAATGATACAACGTTAACAGCGTTTAGCGTTAATCCACTGAAAACTGGAGTAGCTGTTTATAATGCTCCACCAGCCTATCAAGGTACTGGTGTAGTAACTGAATTTACTATTCCTTTTAGTTTTTATGTTAGTTCTGTAGGAACTGACAATGTCTCAATACCTGTTACTTGTACTGGGACTGGCATGACAATGACTGGTTATGTCTTAATTCAAGCCATTTAAATGGCTTTTATGGGGTTCGTAAGAAATGTGGAGTTGAAAACCACTACCTAGAACGATGAAAGTTCTCGTATATGACGCTAATGGTTTGCGTATTTAAACAAGAAACCGCGGTCAGAGCAACCGGTTAAATGGCTCAAAC